GGTACAAACAAAAAGAACTATAGGTGGGAGTGACTTGACACAAGTTAATTATTTACGACCTAAATTTGGTGATTATACTCCTTTTCAAAACATAGATTTATTGGGCTCTACTGATTATCAGCAGGTTATAAATGACAACGATTTTAGCACCGCAGGATTTCAAGGTAGAAGAAGTTGGGATTTATCGTTTAGCTATATATCTAAAGAAGATATGTTCCCTCGTTCATATTCAAATAATACAGCAGGGTATTATGATTATGATGACACTCAAGAGTTTGATGATGGCGGAAATTCTACTGGATTATACACAGATAATGTTGTAAATAATTGGTTGAACTTAACTCTAGGTGGTCAGATACCATTTATCTTCCAACCTGATAAAGACAAGCCTACTGACTTTGCAATAGTAAAGATGGATAAAAACTCATTGCAGATTACACAACAAGCACCTATGCTTTATCAATTCAAGGTTAAGTTAGTAGAACAATTTTAATTTCCCTCCGACTACCCTATCCGTGTAGTTCGGTATAGCAAAAAAGAGCCTTTACTTTAAGTAGTAAGGGCTTTTTTTTATACTATTTGCATTCTAAAGTGGTAAAAAAATATTCAAATAAGCAAAAAAACATTTGGAATTGTCAATTATTATAGCGAAATTATCTATGTCAGACAATAAAACAAAACAGGAGAGTACAAAAATGAGTCAATGTCAATGTAGTTCAAACGTGTCAGGAGTTCATTGTTATGAGTGCGAAGACAAGCAGTTCGAGTGTCAAAATAAGATAGCTAAAAAGAAAATGTGTAAGAAAAAAACTTCTATGAAAAGAAGTGGAAAAACAAATGAACTAACTAGAATGGAAAAAATACTTTGGGATAATGATTTAGAAAAGATGTTTACTAATCATTTAGAAGATGCTGAGAGTGCTTTAGAATGGTTTAAGAGTTGCCCTAAATTTTATGACCAATCCGAAGAAACTTGGATACCTCAAATTAAGAGATGCGAGGGTAGAATTGATACATTAAAACAAGCGATAAAATTAATTAAAGCAAATAAGGGAGTAAAATAATGGGACTTCCTAGATGCACTAAATGTGGCGAGAAACCAAACCTTATGCCTAGATGGACAGGTCAAGAGTATTTCTATATAGGCGACTGCATTACCTGTAAAGACCCACACGCAGAGTTCGTAGGCGATAATCCTGAAACATATGAAGGAGATGACTATGCTGACTTATCATAAGGAACAACTATATAAAAGATTAGACGAAATAGGATTTAGTGGTAATAAGATTACTGGCTTTTTTGTAGGTGATAGATTTGCTACAGTTAGATTGAGTGGTGGATTTATAATAAAGCTAGAAATAGACAGCAATGAGTATCAAATAATACAATCATAGGAGAGTGTATGGAATTTTTAGACCAGTTATATCAATGGGAATTAATAATGACAATAATAATGAAGTTTTCAGCAACACTTGCAATTTGGATTTGGGTGTATGAAAATATGATAAATGGGGGGAGAAGATAATGCCTATCGAACTATATGGTAAAAAATATGAAACAGTAGCTGAGAGAATTAATAGATTAGCTGTAGAAACAGAAGGAAATTATTCAATTAAAACAGATTATGATGTGTCTAACTATCCAATAATAATAGTAAAAGCGTTGCTAACTATAGGAGAAAACACATTCACAGGACACGCTATGGGTGATTTGTCTAATGCTAATCTAGGAAAGAAGGTTAAGGGCAAAATACTTGAAGCAACAGAAACTCATTCTATTGGTCGTGCTCTTGCTTCTTCATCTAGGAATGGTGGAGAGTTTGCAAGTGCTGATGAAATGTTGCAAAACTCAGGAGATAACCAAGAAGAAAAACTTGCATCAGATAAACAGAAGTATTTTATAGATAAGTTGTGTAATGAGAATGGATTAGATTCTGCACAATATATAACTGATGAATTGACAAATGTTGAAGCAAGTAAAATAATACAAGAGTTAAAAGGAGAGTAGTATGGAAGAAAAGCAACTAACATCTAAAGAATTAAAAATAGAAAGACAAAAGAAATATCCAAACAGGTGTACTGAATGTTTCCAAAATTATAATAGAAATTATTATAATGAATATAGATTTGATTTAGACCTATGGAATAGAACTAGAACTTTGGATGATTGGTCACAATTTCATGGACACGATAGATTAAACATTAAAGTATTAAGTTATATTGGGAATAGCAGAGGTCATCACAATACACCTTGTAGCACTTGGAGTCTATACATAGATGAAGATTTAGGAGAAAAAGAAGTCTGCGTTGGTGAGGATATGCCGATAGAGCAATTAGAAAGATTGTATGAATTTTTAAAAACAGCTTTAAATAAAGAAGGAGAGTAGTATGAAATTATATAAAATTATTCAAAAAAATGGTAAACCTAAAAAGGTTTATCCAAAACATATAGCGATGAATTTGATGAGAGATATGAAAAAAGGGGAATGTTTTTATTATGATGTATCACACCAAAGAGCACAAGATTGGTGTCAAATGTTTATGAGAAAAGAATTTTATAAAGAGCATGAAGATAAAAGAAACCAGTATTATAGAAAATTAAAAGAATTCAAAAGATTTAAAGTAGATAGTAAAACTGGTTATATAAAAAAAATAAAAGAGATTCCTATTTACACATATGAAAAAAGAGTATATAATTTTATAAGAACAAGAAAAACAAAATTGAATACAATGGGAATACCAATAAGAATACAAAATTTATTATATCGTGCTGGATTTGAATATTCTGAAGAATTAGCTGAGATTGGTGTAAGAACACTAGCTGAGTATATTTATAGAAATAATTATGGGTATTGTCCTAGTTTTGATATTCTTGAAAAAACAATTACAGATTTAAAAAAAGCATTTAGAAAACAAAAAAGGAGAGTAGTATGAAAATAGATAAAATGACCAAAGGTAGTTGGGGTAAGATTAGAGCATATTTCAGCGTAGAGGTATCAGGCTTTACTATGAAGGGCTTTAAGCTAATAGAAGGAATGAATGGATTGTTTGTAGCACCACCATCACAAAAAGATGAAGATGGTAAGTACAACAATACAGTATTCATAGAAAAAGAAATACTAAACACATTAACAAAGATGGCTATAAAAGAATATGGTGCTGATAGCGGCACTATGCCTTTTTAATATGAATGTATTAAGTCTTTTTAATGGAATGAGTACAGGACATACCGCACTTGATAATGTTGGAATCAAGGTTGGTAAGTATTATTCATCTGAAATAAAACCTGCCGCAATAAAACTAACTCAACATCATTATCCTGATACTATTCAACTAGGAGATGTAACTAAATGGAAAGAATGGGATATTGATTGGAAGTCAATAGATATGGTGTTGAGTGGTAGTCCTTGTCAAGATTTATCACAAGCGGGTAAAATTAGCTATAAACATCAAAAAGGTTTAGAAGGTAATCGCAGTAGTCTGTTTTGGGTTTTTGTGGACATTCTTAATTACATAAAGGAATTAAATCCTAATGTTTTGTTTCTTCAAGAAAATGTAGGCTCTGCACCTAAAAAAGATGTAGGTATTATGTCAAGAGCATTAGGTGTATATCCTGTAAGGATAAACTCATCTTTGGTTACTGCTCAACTTAGAGATAGATACTATTGGACAAATATTAGAACAAAAGAAGATGGCTTATTTGGAGATATTATATCTGATATACCACAACCAAAAAACAAGAAAATAGTTTTAAGTGATATATTGGTTAGTGGTAGTGTGGACAGAGATAAGCATACTTGTATAATGGAAGGATATATTAGAAAAAATATATTTAATATTACCAAAAAAGAATGGGAAGAATATATACAAAAAAGACCAAAGGGTATGGTTACGATAATAAGTGATAGTAATTGTTTAAGGTTAGTCAATAAAACAGAGATGTGTCGATTGCAGGGTTTCCCTGATGATTGGTGCGATATATTAACTTACAAAGAAGCTGGTAGCTTATTAGGAGATGGTTGGACATTACCAATAATAGAACACATATTTAAATACATAGGAGATAATAATGAAAATCTACGAAGTAGCGTTTAAAGACACAGAATCATCAAGAACAAGAAAGAAAAGATACTTTTCAAATAGAACAGACCAAAATGGATTCATTACAAGCCATATAGGTTCTTTATTCTCTTTTGAAAAAAAAGATTATAATATTGGTAGAAACAAATCAGACATAATTAAATTTTTAAATAAGGAAGATGACAATGGCTAAAGAATCACAAAAAGACAAGGTTGTTAAGTGGCTAAAGTCAGGCAAAAGCCTAACACCACTTGAAGCATTACAAAATGGAATGGGTATGCGATTGGGTGCGATTATACATACATTGCGGCACGAAGAAGAAATGGATATTGTTAATCTAAACAAGTCAGGGAAAGATAGGTTTGCTGAGTATAAACTAAAGCAAAAAGTTGAAAAACAGGAACAATCAACTTTAGATTTAGGAAATACAAGTAGATTTAAATATCCTGATTAATTATATTAAGTAGGTAAAAGGAGAGTCAAAAAATGAGAAACAGAATACTACAAAAGACCTTTTGGACAAGTGAGTCAATACTTGAATTAGAGTTGTACGAGAGGTTGTTATTTCTAGGCATGACAAATCACGCAGACGATGAAGGCATTATAAAAACATCACCAAAAGCACTAAAAGCAAAAGTGTTTCCTGCGGACAATATTAGCATTAATCAGATTCAAAAAGGATTAGATAATATGCACAAATTAAGCCTAATAGAGTACAATGAAGATAGAACTCTTTGCAGGTTTGTAAATTGGACAGATTATCAAAAAATATCAAAACCATACCCATCTAAATTTAATTTTGTCGAGGAGAGCAAAAGCGATTCCGTGAATGGTTCAGGAATGGTTCAGGAATGTTCCATCCCTAATAATAATAATAATAGTAATAATAATAAGAAAAATAAAAATAAAGATAACTTGGAATTTGATGTGTGGTATGCTTTATATTCTCGTAAGATTGGAAAACCAAAAGCGGAGAAGGCATTTAACCTTTGCTTACAGGTATATGACTTAGAGGTAATAATGGATGGTACTCAGAAGTGGGTAGATTACTGGAATAACTCACATACAGAAAAAAGATATATACCACATCCAACTACATTCCTTAATCAGGAAAGGTTTGTAGATGAGCCTGATGAGTTAGAGGTAGAAGTAGAATACAGGCTAGATAGTACAGGTTCATTCTATGTAGGATTCTGTGGTAAATGTAAGAAAAGTAATTTCTACAGAAAAGATGAATTGAAGCAAGATAGTAAATGCTGCAAGGCTAAGATACTACCAAGCAGAGATGTAAATTTAATACAAGATGTAAATGCAAAAGCATAAACTAAGGCGGCACTCTCACTCTCCTATGTCATTGTCTGACTCACAACGACATACCTACACCTACTTGCCGAATGAGGGTGCTGCTTTATGCTAGAGGTAGTAGGATATTATCTATGTTTTACTATTTTTATAATACAGCCTATTGAAGAAATACATAATTGCAATAATCCAAATACGATAGGAAACTACCCACATATTTTTTGCGAGTGGAGTGATAAAGATTTTATAGAATATCCTGATGGAAAAAGAAGATTGCGACCAAAGAGAAAGTTAGATAATGTTGTAAAAGCCTATTACAGAAAGAGGTATTATGAACGAAGGTATATGGAAAAAAATTAAATATTGGAGAAGAAAGTACAAGGATAAGCCAAATGGCTATTTCGTGGCGATGATGATAGGCGAAGAATATGCAAGTGAGAAGTCAAAACAATCTAAGTCAAGGAGAGCAAAATGAACTATGAAAAAATGATAGTGTGGTGGTGTATATTAATATTTGGTATATTATCTTGGTATGCAATATATAGAGCAGTAAGGACACTATTCTTTTGATACAGTTTATTGTAAACGGATTACCAAGACCACAGCAAAGGCATAGAAGTAGAGGTAGATGGACATACGACCCATCATCAGAAGAAAAGAAAGAGTTTGCCTTTCAGATAAAAAAAGATGCCCCAGTAAAGCCAATGACAGATGAACTAGATGTTCATATAAGTTTTGTATACAAGCGACCTAAAAAACATTATAGAGTTAAAGCAGGTAAGTTACTAAGAAAGCAAGAAGTACCATTCTATAAGAAATCAAGACCTGACCTAGATAACCTAATCAAATTCTACCTAGATGCAATGCAAGGAATAGTATATAAAGATGACTCACAGATAGTATCGCTAAATGCTCAAAAAGTGTATGGAAGTGAGAATATGGTACATATAAAAATATTCTATAATAAAAAATATTGTTAAAGTCAAGGAAAAAATATTATAATTAGGGTATGGATATACAAACAAAAACAATAGATAGCTTAATATTTGCAGAATATAATCCAAGACAGCTTACAGATGACCAATATCAACAATTAAAAGATTCTATAACAAGATTTGGCTTAGTAGACCCAGTTATTGTTAATCAGCATAAAGATAGAAAGAATATAATAGTTGGTGGACATCAGCGAGTTAAAGTGGCTAAGAAGATGGGTATTGAAGAAGTGCCTTGTGTGTTTGTGAATCTTAATTTAGATAAAGAAAGAGAATTGAATGTTAGGCTAAATAAAAACACAGGTGGTTGGGATTTTGATATATTAGCTGATATGTTTGATATGGATGAACTAATTGACTGGGGATTTAAAGAAGAAGAACTAGTAGGGTTTAGTGCAGAGGAAGAAAAAGAAGGTTTAATAGATGATGATGAGATACCTGAAGAAGTAGAGCCAGTATGTAAGCTAGGCGATATATGGGAACTAGGAAGTCATAGGTTGTTATGTGGCGATAGCACAAAGAAAGAGAATATAGAATTATTATTGGGTGATATAAATATAGATTTATTATTAACCGACCCACCTTATGGTATTGATGCTGATAAAATGACTTTAGGAACAGGAAGAAAAGAATTTCATAGAGGAGACTGGGACAGCAAAAAGCCTGTAATTGATGTGTTTTTTGATTATTCTGATAGGTATATAATATGGGGTGGAAATTATTTTGCAGACATTCTTCCTATTAATAATGATTGGCTGTGTTGGTATAAAAAAAATGATAATTTAAGTTTTAGTGAATTTGAACTCGCTTGGACAAATCTAGGGAAAAACACAAGGCATATATCACATCATTGGGGCGGCGAGAAAAAAAAACATCCAACGCAAAAACCATTAGATGTAATTTTATGGTGCATGGGGATTATAAAAGGGTATAAAAACATATTAGACCCTTTTCTTGGTAGTGGCTCAACATTAATAGCGTGTGAAAAAACAAACAGAGTATGTTATGGAATGGAATTAGACCCACATTACTGCGATGTAATTATAAACAGATGGGAACAATATACAGGAAAGAAAGCGAATAAATTAAATGGCTCGACCGAAAAAACATAACCTAGACACAGAGAAGGTAGAACAATTAGCAGGATTCGGTTGCACAAACACCGAGATAGCTAGTTTCTTTGGATGTAGTGAGAACACTATTAGGCGTAGTTATGGCGAATATCTTACAAAAGGCAGAGAGAAGGGTAAAATACGATTAAGGCAGTTACAATGGCGACAAGCAGAAAGAGGTAATACATCAATGCTTATATGGCTAGGCAAACAAGTATTAGGACAAACAGATAAGACAGAAGTAGATGCAAATATAAGACCAATAGAGGGCATAGACTTTGAAGGCATCTAGGATTAAGCTACACAAAGAAGATTACTTACCTCATCAATGGGAATTTATTACTTGTAAGAAACCAATCAATGCACTTGTAGGCGGCTTTGGTTCAGGTAAAACATACGCATTTCTACATAAGACATTTATTAACCATGTCACTAAGTTTAATAACAAAGGAATGTCTAATGGTTGGGTAATATATCCGACTAATGAATTAGCAGAGGAATTGTTTGTAGAGCCAATGCGTGAGATATTTGAAAGGAATGGAATTAAGTACCAATACAATGTACAGAAGCATAAATTTACTACATCGTATGGTATTATCAAGATATATCAGTTGCAGAAGCCACAAAGAATTGTAGGTGCAGAATTAACATACATTGGTTTTGATGAGTTCGATGTAGAGTCTTGGAAAAATTGCGACATAGCATATAAGAAAGCTATAGGTCGTATGAGAGGTGCAGATAATTGTGAAATATACATAGTAACATCTCCTGAAGGATTCCACTATACTCATCATCAGTTTGTAGAGAACGCAAACGATAGCAAGGCATTGATACACGGAAAGACAACGGATAATGTGTATTTGCCTGATGCTTATATTGGTTTACTAGAAGATAACTATGACCAAAGTATGTTAAAAGCATATAGAGATGGGCAGTTTGTAAACATATCAGCACTAAGCACATATCATAGCTTTGAAAGGAATAAGAATGTCAAAGAATGTAAGTACGACAGGGCTTTACCAGTACGAATCGGACTCGATTGGAATGTTGACCCCATGTGTGCGGTTTTATTCCACACATACCCATCAGAGCCCAAAGTTAAAATATTCGACTCAATATCATTATCACATCAAGGTCAAGGCGACTTATTAACAGCTAGGATGTGCAACACAATTAAAGAAAAATATCCTAATAGTCAGTACATTGTTTATCCTGATGCAAGTGGGTTTGCTAGACACACTTCTGCACAGTTTTCTGACATAGATATTTTAAAACAGAACGGATTTCTTGTTAAAGTAAGAAAATCAAATCCTCCTGTAGTAAATAGGGTAAATTCAGTAAATAAAATGTTGGAGGGAAACATTTTAATAGACCCAAGATGCAAGGCGTTAATACAAGACTTGGAAAAGGTAACAAACAAGCAAGGCAGTAGAGATATAGACAAGTCTAATAAATTATTAACACACATGACAGATGCTCTTGGATATGCAATAGAATGGGAGTTTCCAATAATTAAACCAACATTAGGAGCAATAGAACGATGATACCCAATAACATAGGCGAGTTATTAGTCAGACAGAGTAAATATGATGCACAGCAGAACGAGAAGAATAGATGGCGTAAAGCTAGAATGGTAGCACGAAACTTCTATGATGGTCGCAATGAAGCATATACGAGGAAGTATTTCTCAGAAAGGCTACTTAACAAAGTTCCTATATCTAATGTAAATATTACCAAGCGTATTATAGATAGAATTAGTTTAGTGTATATGAAGCCGCCTGTTCGTGAGTATTCTAATGAGAATGTTCCTATGATGTTTGAAGAAAAAGACTTTAAGATGCAAAGAGCAGAGAGAATGACTAACCTGCTAGAGCATATACTTATAAAGCCTACATGGAGAGATGGCTTTATTGATTATGATATTATAATGGACTTTGAGCCTATATTTGGTGATGACCCATTAAGACCTATAGGATTCACATATCCATTATCAATTAAATCATCTGTAATGGATGACACACCTGAACTGATGGCGTACTGGGATGCAGAGAATACATTCATTTTTGATGACAATGGTAAGATACAAGACGACCCTGATAATCCTGAACACATCAATCCTTATGGCGTATTACCATTTGTAGAGTGTTTTAAGAGTGGGCGACCTGAGTATAGCTATATGGACACAACTCCTGCAAATGACTTAATTGCAACTAATTTAGAAGTAAATGTATCAGAAACAAATTCAAACGCAAATACTATGTTCCAATCGTTTGGTTATATGTATGTAAATGGAAGCCAAATTGAAAAAGATACCCTTGAGGTAGGACAAGATAAGATTTCTTTCTTGGGTATAGATGGAACGATGAACATTGTGTCGCCACCAAATACTGTTGAAGCCCTCGCTAGTTCAATCGAACATTCTTACAAGCTACTTGCACAGAACTATCATCTCAATATATCATTCGTAGAGGGTACTGCTGCACAATCAGGGGTGGCGATAAAACTTAGAAACCAAGAACTTACAGATGCTAGAATATCTGATGTAATTAGATGGAAAGGCATAGAGGATAACTTATTTGAAATAGAATCTATTATACTAGCAGTAGAAACTGGAACAAATGCAGGAGAACTGCTTAAAGTAGATTATGAAGAAAATGTAGAAATACTATCAGACGAAGAACAACGAGCCAAGTGGGATTGGGAATTGTCACACGGAATCATCGATGTCGCTGATGTACTAATGCAACGAGATGCAGATAGATTCCCTGACAGAGAAACAGCACAGGCATATCTCGAAGAACGAGGTGCAAAACCAACAGAAGAAGAATCTCCACAAGGCTCGTTATTGGAAGCATTAACTAGACCTGTAGAGTAGTGGCTGACCAAAACAAAATAGATAAAGTAGCAATAACAATAGCAAACCAAGTAGAATCTCTACAAGCAGAGATGGTGCGTGATTTACTTAAATTATCCAAAGATAAGCGTTTCCAATCCATAGAGGACTTCTTATTCGCACTAGAACAGATTGATTTGGAGCAAGTTGTACGATTAAAGGCACAAAATATAATTAATGGATATACAGCCGCACATACACAAATACTTGCAGATATGACCTTATTTGCAGATATAACAGAAAGCACATTACAATCCCTAACTAACTTTAGTACATCTAGCTTTGCAGATAGTCTAGGTAGAATGTCAGGCGTAATCAAGTCTGAGATAGTTAAGGGTGTATTAGGTGAAGCGACTGATAGAGGTATATTACAAGCAATACAACAACAAGCAGGACTATCTAACGCACAGATGCAGACACTTGTGACAACTGGTCTTAATGACTACTCTGCTAGTGTGGGTAAGGTTATGATAGATGAATCTCCTGCTAATACAAAGTTTAGATATGTAGGAGCACAAGACGATAGGACTAGGGATATATGTAGAGAATTGTGGGCAGCAGGTGAGATGACAGAAAGACAAATCAAGTCTAGGTTTGGTGCAGATGTGTTTATCAGTAGAGGTGGGTTTAATTGTAGACACCAATGGATGCCTGTAGAAGCATCAACAAAGTCTAAGGATGTTAGAAAAGATGCTTGATAAAAACTTTTTTAGAAGCCTATCCAATAGAATTAGAAAAGATTATGTAGAGCACATCTTTGAGAAGGGTAAAGATGTCTTTGGTAAAAGATATAAGCCATATAGCAAAGAATATGGTGAAGCTAAAAGAGGTAATAAGATAAAAAGACAATCAGGTGCGTTTGCAAACAAGGTAACGCCTGTGCTTACTGGTGACTTTATGAATGATGCGAAGCCTAGTCACACTAGGAACTCTGCATCGGTTAAGTTTGCATCACATGGCGGAAAGGTTAATCACTTAGCTAAGATGGGAAGGAAAGTTACAGACGACAGACAACCATTTCCTAAAGGCGTGATTAGTATGATTGAAAGAGAAGTAAAGAAAGAAGTTGATTCTAAGTTCCCTAAAAATAAAGTAGTTAGAATAAAACTTAGAAAATAAATATTTTTTATATTGACTTTTATACTTATTATATGTATGTAAATATTTAGTAATTTTGTTAAATAACTCACAAAAGAGGAAATAAAAATGTCAGAACAAAATACAGATACACCCATAGCTGATAACAACAGCGTAACAAATGACAGCACAAAAGCTGATACAAATGATAATAGTATTCCAAAAGCTAGGCTAGATGAAGTAGTTGCTCAGCGACACAAGGTTGCAGAAGAAAGAGATTCTTTAAGGGCTGAACTTGATAAGATAAAAGCCAATCAAGAATCACAAAGGAAGCAAGAACTTGAAAAGCAAGGTGAATATAAGACACTACTAGAAGAACAGGGCAAAGAATTAGAGAAATATAAAGCTGATTCAAATGCGTGGAATGATTACAAAACCAACAAAAGAGCATCATTAATGGAAAATATTACTAATGATGATGATAAACTAATTGCAGAAGATTTATCACTCGCTAAGTTGGAAAAGTTTGTGGGTAGGGTGACACAAACAAACGCAATAGGAACTCCAAATCAAAGACCTGCAAACTCTGCAAAGGGCACAGGTGAATTTGGTGGATATAGTTCTTTTCAAGAGTGGGCTGAAAAAGACCCTGATGACTATGTCAGAAACAATCAAACAAATTCAGCTAAGGGTATTAAAATTGGCTATTAAGGAAAACCATAGCAAGATACTTGGTGTTGATTTTGACCCCAAGAAAGAAATGGTTGTTGATGTTAAGGATGATGGCGATTGTGAAGTGGAATATAAAGGTAGTAAGATGAATTATTCAGACTATGTAGATGAACTTGAAGATAGGGCGACAAGGAAGCAAGAAGGTAAATCTATGATTCGCAACTCTATTGGTCTTTTTGGTGGCGTAAACTTTGACAAGAACGGACAAATAATTAAATCCTCATAAGAGGGAAAGTGAAAAATAAATGAATCTTTTATTGAATAATATACAAAACTGGGCTCAGAATGGTTATGCAGGTAACCATAAGATGGCTCTAACAAACACAACATCAGCAGCAGGTGGACTAGGAAGAACTATTGGCGATTCTGTTATTGCTTTCAACCATGTGAATGTTATGTTCCCACTTGTAACAGTAAAACAAGCAGCAAGGGGTTCTAATCATGTAAACTTTAGTGATTGGACAAAACTAACATCATCGAATGTAACAGCAGCTACACAGGCAACGACTACTACCGCAGTAGCAATCACAACTGCTGCTAGAACAGCAACAATATCAGAGCATGTAATTGCTTCAACAGTTAGTGATTTAGTTCTTATGGGTTCAGGTGATGACATTGTAGGTCAAGCAGGGACAGCACTAGGTAACGCAGTTGCAGCAAAGCTAGATGCAGACCTAACAGCATTAGGAACAGGTTTCTCACAAACAGAATGTGGTGCAGGAACTTCTCTTGCGTTGTCACATATATTTGGTGCGATGCGACAATTAAAAGCAGCTTCTGCTCCAATGCCTTTGAATTTAGTTCTTTCGCCAAAACAAGTATGGGGTGCAAAGGGACTAATAGCCTTAACTCACGATTCGGCAGTAACAGGCTCAAATGCTAAACCTCTATCAGTATTGGGGTCTAAAGGTGACGAAGGTGTTGCAAACGGATTTATCGGTTCTATAGCAGGATTCGATGTTTATTGGTCAGACCAAATAAACGAGGATGTGGGTTCAGGTGGTGATGCCGCAGGTTTTGCTTTTTCACAAGGTGGAATCGGTCTTGGTGTCGGTGCTGAAGGGCTATTCAGAATAGCATCAGAGAGAGATGAAATGCTAAGAGCAGTAAACTATGTCGCTACAGGATTTTGGGGCGAAATAGAGATTAAAGATGCTTATGGTGTTTACATTTTAAGTGATGTATCATAATAACTGATTAACTGAGGGGAGTGTATGCTCCCCTCATTTTACAAGGAGTAAATAATGGCTGATAGATATTTTAAAAGACCAAATGGAAGTATTGTTAAAACACCTGACAATCAAGATGTAGATAATTTAAAATCTTGGGAAGATAGATTTGTTGAGTGCGATAAAGATGGAAAAGAAATTAAAAAAGAAAAGAAACCTGCAAAGAAAAAGGCAAAGAAGGAAGGTAAATAATGGCTAATAGTTATAGTAATTATAATATTATACGAGTAACACCCACATTGACAGAAGATAGTGCTTATGCAGATGGAGATGTGTTGTTTACAGCCACAGAGATACCTAATGCTGTATTAGGTGCAGGTGGATGTTCTAAGTTATTAAGTTGTTACTTGGTGGATAAAGACCAAAGTGCTTTCGGTGTAGATTTACTTTTTACAGAAGAAAACACAGCTTTAGGCACGATTCACGCAACAGCCAATATTTCAGACGCAGACTTTAAAGCTATCGGTTTGTGTGGAGCTATGCGACATATTAATACTGTGGCTAAATCATCAGACATAGATGGATTATTTGTTTATAAGTGTATGTCTTTATCAGAATCAGAAGAATCTGTTGAGCCTATCTTATTACAAGCAAAAGCAGGGAGCACGAGTGTTTTTGTTTCAGGTGTAATAAATACTGGGACTCCTACATTTACTAACACGGATGATATACAACTTATATTTCACATACAATACAAGTAGATGCCTAAATTCGGCAAAAAGTCCAAAGAAAGATTAGCTACTTGTGATGCAAGATTACAGAAGGTATTTAATGAAGTTATCAAATTCGTGGATTGCTCAATACTCGAAGGGTACAGAGAAAAAGAAAGACAAAACCAACTCTTTGACGAAGGTAAGACAAAAGTTATATACCCTAATGGTCGTCACAATAGTAATCCTAGTAGGGCTGTTGATGTTACACCTTACCCAGTAAACTGGAAAGACAGAGAAAGACAGACATTGTTTGCAGGTTTCGTATTAGGTGTCGCTAATCAAATGGGAATTAAACTCAGATGGGGTGGTGACTGGGATATGGACTTCGAGGTTATGGATAACAGGTTTGATGACTTTCCTCACTTTGAGTTGGATAAAAGCGAGAAGTAGTGCTAGATGCACCTAATCCTCGTAAATTAGTATGTCCAAATTGTTATCATATAGGGCTCTCTAAACAGGGATTTAACGAAAAAGGTGTGCAACGATATGGTTGCAAAAGTTGTAGGCAGAAAACAATATTTCCAATACACGATGCAGATTTAGATGTAATAAGAGAAAATGTAAGGCTTTCAAAACAGAAGCAGAAAGCACAAGACAGAAACAGAATATTCAACAAGTCATTTAGGGAACACGCTAGGATAGAAAATGCGGTTGAAGAATATAGTAAAGAATTAGTAACGCTTTTTGAAAATAATCAGCTTAATAAGACCACTAATAGTTTTAAAGTAAATAGGGATGCAGTAGGCGTAATACAATTCTCAGATTTACACTTCAACGAACTCGTAAGTTTAGAGAATAATAGGTATGACTTTAGTGTTGCATCAGCTAGAACAAGATTCTTTGTAAATAGGGCTAAAAGGTACTTTAAAACAGCAAATGTGAGTAATGTGGTGATGGCTTTAACTGGTGACCTAATGAATAGTGATAGAAGATTGGATGAACTCTTAAATCAGGCAACAAACAGAGCACAAGCAACATTCTTAGGTGTAGATATATTGCAACAAGCTATATTAGACTTGAATAAAGATTTCAATGTGACAGTTGCATCTATAGTTGGGAATGAGGGCAGAGCAAACAAGGAAATGGGTTGGAGTGATATTATTGCTACAGACAATTACGATTATACAATATTCCAATGCCTTAGATTCTTATTTAGAGAAAGTGAGGTTGAGTTTGTGTTAGGTGACCCATCAGAACTTGTTGTGAATGTTGCAGGTCAGAATCTACTGTTAATGCACGGACACGGTTCATTTAGAGGTAAGCTAGATACCGCAGTTAATCAGATAGCAGGTAGATACTCACTAAAAGGAATAAAGATTGATTATGTTATCTTTGGGCACGTACATAGTGCGAGAGTTGGAGATAATTTTGGGCGTTCTAGTTCTATGGTTGGGGCGAATGATTATAGCGAAAAGGCTCTCAATCTCAACGGAAGGGCTAGTCAGAATTGCTACATATTTTATAGCAATGGGAATAGAGATGGGGTTAAAGTAGATTTGCAAAATGTAGATTGCGAAGGATACAATATCGATAAATCACTTGCAGCATATAATGCTAAATCGCATAAAAAAAGAAGTACAAAAAGAACAATATTTGAGGTAGTAATATAGATGGATATAATAGCGATACTAGAACAGTTTGGAGTACCAGTAGGAATGTGTATAGCATTTGGGTATTTTATATTTAAACAAAATAAATGGATTCAAGACGATTTAAAGCGTGATTTAGATGATGCGAATGAAAGATTTGAAAAGATAGTGATTGGATTAATCAATTCACAGAAACAAATGCAACTAGATATTAAAGACTCTAAAGCAAGTTATAGAGCAATAGTTGAGATATTGGCTTCTCTTAGTGGTAATGGACTCAAGGAGAAGTTTTTAAACAAAAGAGATAATAATTATTAAAAGGAGATAATATGTTAGATACATTATTAGGAACTTTAGGTAGTAATTCAGGATTATTAGTAGGTGGCGGCTCATCAGCCATTGTTTTATGGGTATTAAAGAAGATACCTAACGATAGTATTATTAGCGTTGTAGAAACAGCGTTTGAAAGTGTTGGTAGAGTGTGTACTCTAAATCTTAGCAAGTGGAAAGCAACGAAAAAGGTATGGAACTCTACCATCGAGCCATACTTCGTTGATTTAATTGATAATGTTTTCGGAAGTGCCGTTCGTGGACTTATCAAGGGATTAAAGAGTGATAACAGCTAAGATTATACAGAAAGTATTGCCTTTCATACTCAAAGAGATGTGGAGGGCAATTACTCCTGAATTAGCCCCATTGCGTAAGTATGTCAATGAGCCTAATGAATTAGATAGAGAAGTAAAAGCATTAAGAAAGAAAGTAGCAAGATTAGAGAAAAGGTTGGATGGCTAAAATACTACAATTAGATAACGAACTTACATCAGACAGGAAGCCTATTAAGGTGGGTGGTAAATCTACTGGACTATTAGTGTCAGATGCTAATGTATATGTGGAAAATCAGCCAACAGAGGACAATCATGTAGCAACCAAGAAGTATGTTGATGATAACGCAGGTGGTGGTAGCGTTGCACTTAATGATTTGACAGATGTTGCATATTCTAGTGGAGATTTAACAATATCTAGCTTAGATAAAGTTGTTGCAGATGATTTTGTAGTAGATAGCGGTGCAAGTATTACATTAGATTCTCACAATGGTAACTTTGTAGCAAGTAAAGCAGGGACAGAGTTTAGTGTTGCAAATAGTGCTTATGCAGGTATGATATTAGGTTATACAAGGATTCAAAACAATAATACTGGTAACAGTCATGCTTTAATTACAATGGATGCTACTCTAACTGTATTACAAACAGTATCAGGGACTGATGTGTCGGTGACTTTTACTGCACCACCATCAGGAAATGTGGAGATTCAAATGTTAGCATCCTTGTACGCATCATCCAAAACAATAGAACTTGCACTTTCTGATAGTTCTAGTTTTAGCGAGATAGATGAAACGCACACTTACGATGCAGGAGCTCAAAGTTCAGATGAAACAGATGTAAATATGACCTCTATTTCATTTGCATTAACTGGATTAACAGCAGGGCAATCATACACTTACTATATTGGAGGTGCTGAAACATCTTCAGGAACAGCATATTTTAGACACGGAAGATTTAGAACGACTGGTACGCACTATCCACCAATCATAGTTAAGGCAATCGCATTGCCCTCAACCATCACAACAGGAGAGTAATGAGTTTAACGAATAAAACATTGGCAAGTAGCTATAAAGATTTATTGCAAGTAGATAATTCAAATAGCGGCATTGTTGCTTCAGCTAAGACTATAAAAGATGGGGAGGGAACATCTTCATCTTTATCAATAGGCGAGAGAGCAACAAACATTCAACCTACAGTAAATACAACATCTACATTTAAAGTAGAGGATGTAAGTGGTACAGATTTGCTTGTAGTTGATTCAACAAATAGTAAGGTTTCCGCTCTTGGGAATTATGTAAACACTCAATATGCTTATTTTGGCATTGGAAGGGCAAATTCTTTTGTTGATGATACACATCATGCTTTACCATTTGGAAATCAATATAGCTCATCTGACGCATCATATCCACCTGCATTTGGTACTGGAACAGACCCTGCAACTACATTCACGACTTCTGAAGGTAATGCAACTAGAGCAAGTGACATAGTATCATGCCTTTGGTATGTAACAGATGCAATATCAATAGATGGCGTAACAGGTATAGAAGGTGCAGATACAGCAACTGGAGATACGACACGTATGCACTTATTTAGTTATGATTTTACAAGCGGTGCAACAGCGTGTTTAACTAACGGAACTTTATTAGCGCACAACAGCGATGTCACTAATGCAGGAAGCGAACAACCATACTTGTCTAGTTTTACAGTAGATAGCGCATCAGTAGCAGCAGGGAAAGTAATTTTAGCATTTTTCAAGTCAGATAGTGTTAATTCTGACTATACAATAAACATTAAAGTAAAATATCATTTAACATAAAGGAGTAACAATGGGATTAGGAGATTATGGTAGCTCTCCAAGTGCTCGAACACTAGCAGGGCAAAATAGATTAAGCAGCGCATCCAAAGGTAAGAATAAATTTGCAACGCCAGTAGACATAAAAACAAAATCGGTTACATATAGTGCAGATACTCCAGATTTGTTACTTGATTTAAGCCTTTCAGGTAGCGCAACAGCTTCAAAGACAGGTGCAATTAATGCTGTTAAGGTGAGTAATGATGGGGATGTAAGTGCAATAGCGCTATTTGCATACAACTCATATACGGCAGAAGGTACGGTTGATACTGATGCTTCTGGTATAAGATATGTAAAGTATTTATTGAATCCAGGAGAGGAAATACAACTACCAACGACTAGAGCAATAGTTGGAGATGCTGTAGGGGAGTATGATGGAACTGCCGTAACATCTTTAAATCCAGCAGATATTGCTAGTGGGGCAGAGATAGTAGATACTGCCGCTAATGTAGACACAGCTACATCAGGGGACTTTGCTTCAGGCGCAACAGCTACAACTTTATATGTAGAGGCTGCTGGAATCAACACTTATTTTTTCCCTGGAGATATAATAAAAATTGAAAGTGAGTATTTAGAGGTTACTGACGTTGGAACTGGCGCAGATTTAGCAAATTCAACATTGACTGTAAAGAGAGGTATGTTTGGAACTACAGCAGCTACTCATGCAGATGGAACAGCAGTGAATATATCATTTCATAATGAGATGCATCATCCTACAAAATATTCAACCTGCCAAACAGATGATATGGGTAGATGGAAGAGTAATAATTTTTTCACTAAGGGTAGAGTTGGTAATGATGAAGGGTTTAAGGGAATTATACCTGGCTCAGTTGCAGTTCAATTCTTTACACAAGGCAGCCAATCACTTGGATTGTCAGATATTAATTCAAATTCAGAGTCAGGACTTACAGCATCAACTGCTTATGAATTTGATATAAAAGTAGACGGAGGGACAACTTTTGATAACCTTTCATTTACTACAGATTCAAGTAACACTAGATTTGGAGGCTCTAATGGGATTGTATCTAAAATACAAGCTGCGCTAGATGCTCAGTACTACACATCAGGGAATCTATTTGAAAAGAAAGTTCATGTAACATTAGAGGGTGGGGATATGGTATTTAGGAGCGGTTCATATTTATCAACATCAGCAATAGAGCTCGGTGCAGGAAGCAGTGGAACAGCAGAGTTCTTTGGGACTGGTAGAATACCAGCAGCAGGAAGTATATCGCCAGCAATCGACTCAAGACTTGAGCCTGAACTTACATATGACCCAATTACAAACAGCTCATCATACAAAAGTATATTCATAAGAGATGATGGATATGGAAATTTGATTTGGGCTAATGATAAGGTAGTTGGTAAGATTAACTACGAGACGGGCGCACATAATTGGACTTTGCCAGAAAAGCCCAATGCGCATTTTGTAGTTAGCTGCTTGCATACTTCTGCATTTAGTGGAAAATTAGACCCCACAACTACAGGTAAAACAAATTCATTGAGGCAAGTTTTAGCTAATACTCCTCAGCAAAAATGTGAAGCAAAGTTAACAGTCACAACATATTAAGGAGATAATATGCCATACGGATACGGTAAAAAAAGAGGTAGACCTAAGAAGTCTAAAAGAAAAATGAAAAGAAAATCTATTAAGAGGAGATAATAATGGCATCAGCACCAATATATTGTACGCATAAAGAGCTAAAGCGAGTATTTCCTCAGTTGGATGAGTTTGACCAAAAAGTTCCTATATATGGGTGGACAGAGGTTTCAACTAATAAATATGCCGCTCATGATAGTGGTCAAGTAACTCAGTTATTTGTAGATGGAGAATCTTTAGGTTCAGCACAATCTGCTCACACCGACTTAAACGTTGAAGGAGAATGGTTTTACAACTCTACTGATGACGTACTTTATTATTATTCTGCTAGTACACCCATAGATAAGCTAATGGAGGCAGGTGAGCTTTTTACTACCATGGTAACTCAATTTAGAACAGATGCAAGTAGATATATAGATTCTAGGCTTGACCCAAAACTACCTAAGAATCAACTAAAAGACAAAGAAGGAAACTTCGATTATATGATAGTAAGAACAACAGCTCTATACGCTGCTGCTTTTATGGTAAGGACAAAAGACCCTACCTCAGAGATTGCCGCAGCACTTATGTTAGAAGCTGATAATAATGTTCAATTACTAAATGAAGGTAGAGCTGCATTATCTTGGCAGAATACTGGAGATGCTTCGCAAGGCGTATTAAGAGATGTTACTTATACTGGAGCAGTCAGACCTGTAGACTTTAGGGGAAGGGCTGGGTCTGTAGATTATGATTTGATTAAATTAGAAATTCAAGATGCTGGCATTATAGGGACAGCTACATATAACGTCTTTGTTAAAGATGGGAATGGATTAAAGCAAGACAAGGTAGTGGATGACGAAAAAATAACTGGAGATTACCAGTCTTTAGCTTACGGATTGCAAGTTAGATTTGCAGGGAATACAGATGCCTCTGAAGCAGTTGCTACGGATGAGTGGGAAGTAGAGGTTAGGGGTTACAACGAAGAAATTGACACTTCGGACTTAAAAGGTATAAAGATGACCAGAACAAGAAATAAATATATGAGAAGGAATAAATTTTAATGCCCGTAACTTTTACTAGTAACTTTAAGAATATTCTTGATAAATTACGTAACATTTTAAGGACAGAATTTAAGAACGCACTACCTGTGTATATAGGTCATGAGTCTACACAAGCAAGTAGCCAATTTATGAGGTTAGACCCCATTGGTAGCGAATTAATTACATATATGGCGTCTGCTGAACAAAGAGAATATACTGTTAATATGTATTATTACTTTTTGGATAAAAATATAAAGAAAACTTCTCTTGACCATGTGCTTAGGTATACGTCAAGAATTGAAGCATTGATGCACGATAATAGTAGTGCCTCTTACACTAATGAGAATAGTGCTACTGAGAAATGGTACAATGGAAGAGTTGAATCCACATCGCTTAATGCTTTAGAAGATGAGAATGAATATGTAGTTGAATTAGTGTGGAAGTGCCAACACACAGGAAACGTTAGCTAGGAGTTAATATGAAAGTTAAATTAAAGAGTATGGATGATAAAATATCATCTAACCAAAATTACTGTGGTTTAGAACTATCTGATTGGACAGCACTAAATCAAGGAAAACAAGTGGAGCTAGATGTAGTTCCTGAACTAATAAAAGAACAAGTAGAGGAAGTAAAATCTACCTCTAATACAAAAGGAGGTAAATAATGGCTAATGCAGCATTTTCACCAAAAGATTTTAAGGCTTGGGTGGTAGAGGAGACAGATACAGGTAATAACGCAGGGGCATTAGATGCTCCAGCCATAACAAGTGGTTTATCTCAACTTGATGTGGATTCGGTTAGCTTTCCATCTATAACCCCAAATCAAAATTTAACACCAAGGTCAAGTGTTGGAAGGGTTTTGCACGCTAATGATTTTTACCAAGATAACGTAATGAGAGCGACAGAAGTTACTTTGTCTGGAACTTATCACAATGATGGTGGACACGCATTATTAATGCAAAGCGTATGCGGAGTTAATCTCAACGCAGCCGCAGCAGATATTGCTATCCCGACTGCCAGCACTACAGTGTCTGGTTTATATGGAAGCGGGACAGAGGATAATAAGACATTTACGTTAGTTTTAGCCCCGCCTGATACAACAGATGGATATAATATTGTTTTAGTTGGTTGCCTATGTACCAATTTCTCAATATCAGCAGAGGCTGGAGCGGATGGAGGACTTTATAAATGGAGTGCTACTATATCAACTGGGCAGAAGCCTATAACAAATAACACAGCTACCATGCACGCAGATACAGCTTATTCAGCAGCGCCAATTTCTATATCTACATTAACTGGGGCTACAACGGTAAATAGTATCACATCAACTATTATGTCATCTTTCAGTGTCACTATAGATAGTCCTGCTGTATATACGGGCGTTTCAGCTACAGGATTTGCTGCTTTTGCTAGAGCGCCAGAGTTAGCTGTAACTGCAAGTGTTTCAGTCAAGTATGATTCGGTTACAAGACCAATACTTAACAACTTTAATACGCAATCTGCACACGATGCTGCTGGTATGCTTGCTCTTACACAGGCTACTGCAACCGACTGTTCTATTGCCATGGGAAGCGGAGTATTAACAAATGCAGCTTTAAGTGAAGCTGATATAATGATGCTTGATGTAGATATAAAAGCTGTTAATGTTGGGAATGACATTTTAACATTTAATTTAGCATAATAGATAAATAAAAAAGGGAAAAAGAATGGAATTTAAAACTAAGTCTGGTAAAAAGGTTAAGTTTAAAGATGTTTCGATAGATGAAAAGGATATGCTCCTTGACTCTGTCGAATATGAGACAAATGAAGATGGTAGTGTTGGGAACGTAAAAATGCTCAACACTACTATGACTAAATGGATTAGAACCTGTTTAGACGGAGATTCTTCAGATGATTTTTTAAAAACTTTAAGTATGCAAGATAGAGTTGATATATTCATGGCTATGCAGGATTATATAGTCTTGGGGGAGCAGAAAGCCTCCAAATAGAACTCAACGTATTTTTTGAACCATGCGGAGGCTGTAGATTCCATAGTTTTCCTTACGAGGCACGAATACCTGTCATGATTGATGGCAGGTATGAAGAAAGATTATTTAGTAACAAAGAAGATGTTTGGGAAGTTGTAGATTTAATCATAGAGGAAACAAAAATTATGAATAATGAACATGGGAAATCTTTTGACATCGCATCTTCTATAGGGTCGCAAATACCATTTTTTGCTTGCCCTAATTTTGTTTTTGATAAACTCACTCAGAAAGATATTCAAAGATATATATATTGTGAGAATTTTAAAACCCCTGCATTTCCTGGGTGTTACGGAGAGCAGCCAAGTAGATGGGTTCAAAAAAGTTATATAATTAGAAAAGCTTTAAATAGGCTGCAAAATAAGGCAGTAAAGAATGACAAATAAAATAGTTATAGATATTCAGTTAGGCAAAAATGCCGACAAGGTAAAAAAGGCAATAAAATCTTTAGCAGATGCGCAGGCTAGGTTAAATAAGACTGTTGTAAAGGCAACCCCTCCACAAGAAAAACTAAATACCGCTATGAAGAAAACCCATAAAGGTATGATAGATATTACTAACCAGGGAAGGTTAGTCCAAAATAGCTTTGCGACCATTCGTTCTAAATTACTACTTGTCTCATTTGGATTCGGGTTAGTTAACGCTTCGGTTGTTAAGCTTGTTAAAATGTTTGGAGAACAAGAGTTAGCAGAGAAGAGACTAACAACAGCTTTAGGTAGAAGGTCTCAAGCACTTATAGACCAGGCAGGTGCTCTACAGCAGCAAACTAGATTTGGTGATGAGGCTATTATTGGCGCACAAGCTATGCTAGCTGCATTTATAAAAGAAGAAGAGGGGCTTAAAAAAGCAACTCAAGCAACCCTTGACTTAGCGTCTGCAAAAGGAATGGATTTAAATTCTGCTGCTGATTTGATAGCTAAATCTATAGGTTCTTCTACAAACTCTCTTACAAGATACGGAATAGAAGCTGAAGGCGCTGCTGGAAGCACAGAAAGATTAGAATCTATAGTTAAAAATATTGACAAGATATTTGGCGGATTTGCTAAGGGCGAATTAAATACCACTCTAGGAATATTGAGTGCGACTGGAAATGCAGTTGGAGATGCTGCGGAAAATATTGGTCAAGTATTAGCACCAGCAGTTGAATCTACTGCAAGATTATTAAAAAGCTTTGCTGAATCAATTAGTGTAGAGAAAGTTAAAGCTTTAGGTGCGGCTATAACTGTGGCTACTGGGGCATTTGTCACATACAAAGCTGCGGTAGTAGCTGCGACAATAGCCCAATTTAATCTACTAAGAGCTGGAGCGATAACTTTAAGTCTAGATAAGACTGCTAAAGCTGTAATGGGTGCAACAGCCGCATTTAAATTACTCAAAAAAGCACTCCCATTCGCTGCGGTAATTGCTGCGTCCACAGCAATAGCAAAACTTGGTGGAGACTATTTAAAGTATACTAAAAATGTGATAGATGCCAAGGGCGTAACCAGTAATTTTCAGGCTTTATTGGTAGGTCTTGGAATTGTTAAAATGAAAGACGTAGAGCTGACAGAAAGAGCTAGAGAAGCACAAGAAAAATATAATAATAATTTAGAAAAGAGCGCTGAAAGCACATCAAGGTCTAAAGAAGAGATTGAAAAAAATATAATAGCAATGCAAAAACAATTAGACCTTCTTGAATTAAATGCTAGTGCCACGAGCGAAATAGACCAAATACAGAAAATGATTATTGAAAATGGCGGCTCGTTAACTATGCAAGAGTACGAACTTGCAAGTGCTATTGCTTCTGTTACTGTAGAAAGAGAAAGGCAGAAAATAGCAATAAAGGCTCAGACTGAACAAATGAGGCAGTTAAAAAGAGAACAGCAAATATCTTTTTTATTGCAAAGTCAATTATTTGTTTTAAATGCGGAGGTTCAAGGGCAAGACCAATTTCAAATACAAACATTTAATGCTAGAGCTAATGCTGTTAGGAATATTAACGCTACGTTCGAAGATTACGGCACAGGTATAGATAAGTCTGTTGATTTAAATAATCTTCTTGTCGAAGGTATACAGAAGCAGAGTGAATGGGAGGGTATACTTACAGCTGAACTCCACAAAACTAACGACCCTCTTTTCAATAGAATTAAATTAATATTGCAAATCCTAGAAGCTCAAGAAGAATTAATAAACCAAAACAAAACACTTGTAGAGGCTCAATCTGAGTTAAATAATGAAATGAGCAGTGAAGACCTTAAAACTTCACTAGGAGAACAATTTTCTTTGCAGGGAGAGTTAAATAAAATAAAATTACAAGAGCAGTTTATTGCCGATAACACCAAAATGTCAAACATGGAAAAAGATACCGCTCAGAATAAATTGACTGTTCAAAAGATTGGACTAATGAAGCAGGAGGTGACTTCAGCTATGGCGTTAGGCGCAAGTTACGATGACGCTGGAAAAGCTGCATCAGCAGCAGCTAGAGAGGCTATAAATGCAAAAGTAAGGGAAATACTAGCAAACCAACTAGCGAGCGTATTTGCAAGCGTTCCGTTTCCTGCAAATATGGTATTAGCAGCCGCATCAGCAGGTGCTGTTAGTTCAATATTAGAAAAAGGATTTAGCGCAATGGCTGCGATAAAACTCTCAGATTTTGAGCAAGGTGGATATGTTGGAGGAAATAGACACGCACAAGGAGGAACGATAATAGAAGCAGAGCGTGGAGAGTTTGTTATGAGCAGAAACGCAGTAGAGTCTATAGGTGTAGATAATTTAGAAAGTATGAACGCAGGTGGCGGAGCATCTTCGATAGTAATAAATAACCCAATAATATCTTCAGAGTTTGTGGAAACAGAATTACCTGAGCTGATTGCAGAAGCAGTTAGAAAAGGCGCAGACTTTGGTATGTCTTAATGATTGAATTAACTGATAGAATAAAAAATGACCTAAGTTCTTTCGTGACAAGCGCTGAGTATCTTATCTCAATAGAAAGACAAACTCCACTTCCTAAGTTATACATCGGAACAAGACAGCAAATGTTTGACGATGACGAGCTTGGCGTCAATGCAGTCTTTTATGAGGATTTAAATTTAAAAATAAGCGGGATAAGAGAGAAAATAGATTTAAGGACAAGGAAAATAAATCTATCAAACGTAAATATATCCTTTAATAATTTTAAAAACTCAAGCGGTAGGCTTTCCGATAGGATTGGCAATGGAATAGGTCAGATTATAAGCGTATACCTAAAGACTCAAAGTTGCCAAGATATAACTGATTGCGCCTTAATTGCTAAACTTAAAATATCGAGAATAGTGCATGATTCCGACAAGATTACTATAAATGCTAATGATGTAAGTCTTGATAGTTTTTTTATTGATTTACCAGGGCATGAGAGTGTGTTGACTCCAGGGCGAACCTTTGCTGCTCATGAAAATAAGCCAGTCCCTATTTTGTTTGGTCATCTAAGTAAAGCCCCAGCGATACCTTATATGAATACAGTTGATACTACTGATTTATATTCAGATAATGGAATAGAAATATTATTTGATAATTCTGCTATAACATCAGGAGATGTACAAGTTCATGGCGTTAAAAACTTTACAATTCCTGGAGTATATGATGAAGCAGAATATCTTGAGTGTCATTTAAAAGTAGACAGGACATTAATGATTGGCGTAAGCAGTGAGTATTATTACGTTAATTGTTTGCCTTATATAAATACAAACAAAGTAATAGCTGAAGATTATCATAATTACCCTCAGTATCAGACTAAAGGAGATAGAATATCTATGATTTCCAAGTATGGAGATTATGAAACTATACTTTTCAATAGTGCTTTATGGGTACATTCTTTCTCAGGGGTGAAATCAAGACAAAGTATGACTTTATTTTTACATGGTCAAGAGGCTAATGCTGATAGACCTTTATATGTGGTTTACGATGATGGAGGAAGAGATGTTTTTAAAGACTTGTCTACAAGGAAAAACATAGGTACTGTGCCTTCTGATATTCCAGGATTACTTCCAGACAAAGATGTTCTTCGTTTAAGCATTGGTGTTCAGAAGGTAAATTTCGAGCCACTATCTGGCTATAATACATACAAAGAGGAAGATTCAGATGGAAATTTAACTCCATACCCTGTGGATTTAAGTATAACTGGGAATATAGCCTTGTCGATGATTTATAAAGGTGGAGAAAGTTCGCCAGAATTGTCAACCCATAAAGTTTACGCATATCCATCTGGGTTTAAGATTGACGAAGATGCACAGGGTGACATAACTACTCCAATGGAGGATTATGTGGATGTTGCGCAAGCTATGGGGTTTCCCTCAGAGTTGGTTAGTCTTAATGACGCATATTCAAATATTTTTGATTACGTAAATAATGGTTGGTTTCCCAATGGAATTAAAGATAAGTTTGAAATGTCTGCGGTTTATGAATTCACATTCAAAGGCTTAAGTCATGAAAATAATTCTGACAATGCAGCATATTCATATAAATCCTATTTTGACTATCAATATCTAGCGTCCACTGGAGGTGGTGCTGGTATGGGCAAGCCATTTCGTGCTGAATTTCAAGGGGGCTCTCAAGACCAGTGGAATTGGCAAGGTTTAAATTGTAACGCTATATCTTTCTATCACTATCCAGATACTAATTCTTTGGGTGACCAAGACAATGATTATATATTTTACGATGCACTTGTAGGACTTGGCGGATTAGGTTTGAGGCGAGCTTGGGCTGAGGCGGATGTATTCTCTAATGAGTTTTTTGTAGACGCAAAAGGTAGAGTTGGAGGTGAATATGAAAATGTAAGTACAATACAAGGTGTAATCACTGTTCTTCATCCTGGTGACCTAGATAATATATACCAAGGTATATTTCTTCTCCTTAAAGAATTTGCAGAATTAGGGGGCGAAGGAAACCCTGTAGCTGGGTATAACAGAGAAAATAGGCACGCAAGAGGATTACATTCAATACTTCACGACGGACTTGCTAAAACTAAAAATATAAATGGTCATATTTATCAAGTAATGCTTTACGATGAAATGTCTGATTGCTATATATATGACATCGAGATAGAGAATATGCACTGGCGCTCACCATCTGTAAATTCTAGTCCAGTGCAATATAATTCGGGTGTCCTGCGTACATATTTATTACCAGCCAGCGAGAGCCCAGCTGGTGATGCAGTGGATTCATATCCAACCGCAACAGGTGTAGAGGGATGGGATTTTTATATGAAAGCAAAAAAAGTTCATTTTTCTGATTCGGGATTATTTTACAGCGCTGGGGTAGCCCAGGAAAATTCTTACCCAACTTATTACATGAAAGGGTTTAAATTAGTTTACGGTAGGATTATATACGGAGAAAATCCAAATGAAATTTCAGAAATTTTGAGGGAGGAACATAGCACTCTAAATGATTATTTTAATAATCCTAATGGGTACTGGGTTGACCCAACAGATACTGATGATACAACATTTACAGGTTACGGACTTAGTTTTGTTAGATGGAGAGAGGAAAATGAAACTCCAAATGCTCCTATATTAATAGAAAAACCCGCACAAATTATAAGAAATTTAATGCAGACAGAAATGAATGTTTCTGATAACATGATAGATGAAGACAAGTATTTAAATGCCTTAAATGAAGACAGAAATACAAGTATGGCTTTTTCTATAAATGAGGTTAAAAACTCTAAAGATATTATAGAAGATATATGTAGACAATCAAGATTATTTTTTAGGTACAGAGCTAGAGATGGAAAGGCTGAAATAGGGACTATAAAAAATCAATACAATACAAATTTAAAATCCCAAGGTGGGGATGTAGATAAAAAAATAAAATCAGAGAACGTAATTAAGTTTAGTTTCACAAAGACAAAAATGGAGGATTTATGTATAGGGGGTTGCCTAGTAAATTATCGCTATAATTATTTAACTAATAAAAATGAGCGTAGAACATCATTAATAACACTTGACGCAAATGAAGACAGCGGAGATTCTATAAGGACAAGGTATAGAAATTATTACGGGGTAATCCCAGGAGATGAAGATAATTATCTTCTTGAAATAGACGCTCCATACATTCAATCTGACTCTGTAGCTATAGAGCTAAGAGATTTTATGTTTGAATTTTACAAGCATCAGCACTTATTGTTAAAATTAACTTTACCTTTTTTAGAGGCTGCTGATTTAGAAGTGGGTGATATAATATCGTTTGACGATAATATTAACGATACAAATTGCTATGGGAGAAGTTTAGTCCATGGACACACCAATATAAATCAATATATTTATCCAATCTACATGATAACTTCTTGTAGTAAGAATTTAAAAGAAGTTACCATAGAAGCAATACAATTACATGAATTAAATCTAACATCGTCTGATTTTACCCCAACTATAGCTGGATGCACAGACCCACTTGCAAATAATTATAATGCAGATGCAACTGTAGATGATGCTAGTTGTGACTATGACCCCCCAGTCCCTGGGTGCATGAATGCAGCCGCAACAAATTATAACCCTGAAGCAACGTATGATGACGATTCCTGTGTGTTCCCAGAAGGATATTTTGGATGCACTGACCCCGCAGCAACAAATTACAACCCCGATTCGGTCTTAGATAATGGTACTTGTGAGTACCCCCCGCCGCCTACTAGACCTGTGGTTGACATGACTGTGGAAAATTATGTTACAATGGGCTTATGGGGTATTAACGTTGAAGATGCAAAAAGGTACACTTTTTTTCCTGGGGACACTGTTATAATAAGAAGTGATGCAACTACAGATAATGTGGATGGTGGAACTATAGAATCTTGGTGGGACTTCCATATGCTTGGAGCTGACACGATTGTAGATGGATTTGCCTCATTTCAAGAAAATAGTGATGTTAATTTTTCCCTTGAAACATGGTATGAAGATGGCTACGGAGAAATAAAACAAATATCCTTTACGGTAACAGAAGAAATGCTTGGAAAAACTTTTGGTCATGCAGCTAGGTGTGAAGATAACGATGGTCTTGTCTCTCCTGAAGATACTTCACATCTAACAGTTATATCTATCGTAGACCCTTTTATACCTGGTGACGTAGACCTTAGCGGAGATGTTAATGTGCAAGATATTATAAAAATAGTTCAGCACGTACTAGGAAATCTGTTAATAACAGTCGAGAATGGTTTCGATGAACAAAGTGTAATCAATGCAGATTTTAATCAAGATGGACTGATTGATATACTCGATGTGGTTGGCATGGTAACATTGGTACTAGAAGGATAATATGAAAATAATACAGACACATAATAAGGTTAACCTAGATTCAGTTAAAGATAATATTGTAGTGCTTGATATAAAGTATAAGGGTGTGTTTTCTGGCGAGGTTCATGGTAATACAGTTTGCGGGATAAATGGTAAAAGGATGTTAATTGTGTTTATGTCCCCACCAGAAGAAGAGTTAATGACATACGAGGGAGACTTTAAAATAATAACATTTAAAGCTTATGATGAAAATGGGGATGAGATAAGGCAGCATTTAGTAAGTCGAATGATGGATGACTTTAAAATATCTAAATCGAAATGGAGCGTCTCAGATACAAAATATGAAGATTTTAATAAAACAAATAAATATAAAAAAATACAAAAAACGGAATTAAAGTATACTAGGATGGGTAAAGAGATAAAACTAAATGATAAAAATAAAGAAATAATAAGGGTTAAAAATGTCCGAAAGTAGTTATGGTTCAGTCGGAACGCCGAGAATCTTCGTAGATTACATCCAGTATGGAAAAGCTATTGGTATATTTGAAAAATTACATTACAATCATATATCATTGTCAACGAATCCTGAAGCCCTATGGGATATGAATCCATCAAATGTTGCGACATTTGAAATTACATCTCAATCTGATGGTAGTTTTGGAGCTTATGCTAAAATATTTTCTGATTCAGATTATGATAATCTACAATTTAGACATTTATTATCTACTGCGAACTATGGAGCATTATTAGGTCACAATATATCAACTATTGACCCTGAAAGATATGTTGAATCAAAAGTACAAGAAGGATATGCGAGTCAAAGTGGTATTTTAGGTCGTAGCACAGCTAGACAAAATGTGGGTACGAATATATGGAAAATAAATAGCTTTGTTAGTAATAATTATGACTTGGGAGATATGAAATATTTTGATAGATTGGGTTTCAAAATAAATCGAGGAAATGAAGGTGTAGACTGGAATGTTGGTCAAGTTATAAAAATAGGAGCATTTTCATCTGGAAGATACTATGATTTTCCATATTCTCCAGACTTGGACGTAAAAATATCTTATAGGCATGAAGGCATAAAAACAGTCCGAACTTCAGGTGGAAGTGATTTAAGAAGCTATAGCTACACCAAGCCTAAAAAATGGGGAGACTACTCTCCTTGGGTTAACATAGACCTGAATGAAGGCGGAGATGAAGATTATAGTTCTATTTCAAGAACAGGCAAGAGAACCTTTGATATAAAATATTCATACCTAGATAAAGAAAATATTTTTCCTATGAATTTTAATGGCAATATGGCTCTTGAGTATGGCTCATCTGAAGAATTGAGCGACAATTTGATACAAAATGGGACATTTGCAGATGGTACATCTTACTGGAATGAACTAGGTCCTAGCGGAAGCGGATGGACTGATTGGAATCTTTCTGGTGGAAATGCCACCATTGATGGGAGTCAACTAATAACCACAGCCGTATCTCAAGAAAATGTCGCAGAAATTGGGGAAACATTTAAAATTGAGTTTGATATAACATCAACGGCGGGTACTATTCAATTTAGGTTAGGCTCACAATACGTAGAAACTGGAGGAACGGGTGGCGAGCTCATAGAAAGCACTGGAGGAGTGAAGCTTAAAAAAATATATTACGCTGAGAATCGCTCTGCATTTGCGTACAATCAAAGTTTTAAATTCACAGCAAATAGTAGTTTTGCTGGCACTATAGATAATGTTAGCGTAAAAAAAGTTATAACACCAGCAGGGTCTTGGACTGATAGCAATACTGGTACACATAAAGATAATATTATTGGAAACTTTCTTACATTTACTATGGGCGGACAGATACCTTTTATATTCCAACCAGATAATGAAATCGCAGAGTTTGCAATTTGTAAATTAGATAAGCCGTCTTTGAAAATAAACCAAGAAGCAAATGGAGTCTATTCGATTTCAATGAAATTTAAGGAGATATAAGATGTCTTTGTCGATAGATTCTTATGGAAAGGTAGCGAAACCAAGGGTTTATGTGGATTATGTGCAGTACCTAAAGGCTGTAGGGTTAGTTGACAGTTATACAAGCCCAAGCGTATTAAGTTTTGATGCAAGTTTTAACCCTATGGACGCATGGGATTTTAATCCATCTAAAGTTTCAACTGGGGTAGTTGTGGATAGTGACGTAAAATATATAGCGTTTGGAGTTAATCTAAATTACTACCAAGAAACAAATAAGCCTAGGCAGGTGCAGCAATTTATTTCTACTATAAATTATGGTGGAATTTTAAATCACAATTTTGGAGAAATTGGAATAGGTGGAACAACTAGAGATACGCATTTTAAAACAGAGAACCACAATGAATCCCAATTAGCTAATTACATGTCGGACTACAGCGATATTCTAGGAGCGAGAAAGTTCCTAGATTTGGGCTCTACTTTATATTCAACGGGTGCTTGGTCAGGGAGAGAGTTTGAAGATGATGGAGATTTGGCTACTATATCAGGATTTCAATATGGGAACGCTGACAAGATAAAATTGGTATTTAGCTCGCTTATTAAATACCCAGACGGTACAAATGAAGGGACATTTTTACAAGGAGAGGAATTAAGGATAGGCTCGGCGACAGTTGGGAGATATTTTGATTTTCCACAAAATGCAGATTTGAATGTAAGTCAAACATTTGACTATTCTGGGATAAAATCAAACAAGACAATTTCTGGGGACGAAATGACACAAATTGATTATTATCAGTCTCCAAACTGGGGAGATTTTGCCCCTTGGACTAATATAGACCTACAGTCATATCAAGATATGGATTTAGATTTAGCTTATGCAGTAAACTATGAAGACAATAAGGCAACAAGAAGAACTGGAAGAAGAAGTTTTACTGTGACATTTAGCTATATAGACAAAACTGATATGTTCCCTAAAAACTTTTATAAAAATTTAAGTGGTGATTATGAACCTATAACAGAAGGCTCTAATTCAGGCTTTACCTTTGATGAAGATGAAAGTATAGTTTCTAGTTTTTTAAATTATACTTTAGGTGGGCAAATACCATTTATTTTTCAACCAGATAATACAAAAAAAGATTTTGTGATTTGTAGATTAAGTAAATCAAATTCTACAATAAAACAAGTTGCCCCTGGGGTCTATTCTGTGACGTTTTCGTTTGTAGAGACTTGGTAAGCGTCTAGTTGGTCTTTTAATTGCCTTAATCGGCGCATATCCGCAAGGTAATCGTCATACCTAATAACTATGTAGGCTTCGCCTCTATCCTCTCTAATAAGCTGACAATCTATAGCATCATCTTTTGGAAATATATACTCTGGTAATCGCTTTCTAATCTTGCATTGTATGTGCGTTTCGTCATTGTACTTTTTATCTCCGATAACCATATCAACCTCTGGGTTTAATCCCATAGACCTTCCATCACTACCCCAAGCTCTTTTAGATGGGATTTCAAATAATTCTGCTTTTTTGCAACAGTCTCTTTCAAATTTGTTGCCCTTAATTTTTGACGGATGGCTCATGGTTTTCTCCTATTGGTAAATAAACTAATACAAAACAATTACAATTACTACAGCTTAAATTACTTACTATGCCTTCACCTTCCATATCATAATCTTCATAATCATGGTCTCCACCCCAGATTAACTCTGTATTGCAATGCCAACAATTCATTATAATTCCCTCAATTCAGTTAATGGCAGCAGTACGAGTTGCGCTAAGTCATCGTCTCCACCCATAACCATTCTAGCTTTCTTTTTATTTAAAAAATCTTTAACTATTTCTTTTAGTTCTTTTACCTCGAATACTAAGGTATTTTTAATTTTTCCACACTCTACCAGTACATGACACCAGTAGTCTGCTTTTGTTACAGATAAACCAGACAATTCCCCCCTATTTCTCACTTCAATAGCTATATTACCAGTCCTTACCCACATATCAATATCAGATTTAACCTCTATGGCTTTATTGTTCTCTGGAATTATTATATCGTACTCTTTAAAATATCCGTCTATTATCTTTGCTTGGGGGTACTTCTTTTGCACTATATTTAAAATATAGTTTTCGTATTCTTTGCCTTCCTCTAAATCTTCCCTAAAGCTCACTTACCCCACTTATCTTTAGATAAAGCAAGTAACATATTCGCATAGTTCATCAAATCAATGCAAGTATCTTCTATAGATTCATCAGATACGCTCATATCTTCATTATGGAACATATTTTTCTTGTGGATATTAAGTAGTCTTTGAATTTTATCGTTCATGCGAATGACAACACCAAGTTGCGATAGGGCTTTGTTTGAGGAGGAGGAAATATCTAATCCTAATTTGATGTTGCCATCCCCATAATCATCTTGTTTCTTACACCAAAGCTGGTAAGCTCTGTCAAAATTATCCAAAAGTTCAGTAGTACATTGTGGATATTGTTTTTCTATTTTACTTATTACATTATTCATTTCTTTTCCTTTCTTCTAAGTCTGGGGTGGCTATGCACCAAGTTTCAATTAAGCTCCTTGACCACCCCATCCTCTTTTCGACAAGGCACACCTATATGCACCTATAATCTATCCGCTAAATATTCTATTAAATTAACCATTAAAACTATAGCCATGCAAACGACTGCTATTATTATAATGCCACTAAATAGTAAAGTCATCTTTAAACCTCTTTTTGTTTTTACTGCCATACTCCCTGATAGCACATTTCTCGCAAATAATAAGTTCCTTTTTAGGGTATTTTGGAAGTATCTCATACGTTTCATATACATATCTAAACTGACCTATATTGTATTTTTTACACATTTTACAAGTAAATGGACTCTTAGGTAATTTTTGCTTTACGTCCCCCAACCTTACTCCTTTGCGATGGAGATAGCTTTGATTTTTCACTTGTATACTCCTCGCCTATCATCATTGCCACATAATATCCATTAGGCATATCTTTATATTTATTTCGCCAGTATTTAATTCTTTCCCACAGACCTTTGTTCATTTACTCTCCTATTAAAAAAATTGGCTACCCTTGGGAGCTTTATAAGAAAAGTTTGCAGGTGAAGAAAGGAAGAAACCTGCGTAGGGTAGCCTCCTTAATATACTATAACTGCGTTATCTTTTCAACTATTTTGTCTATCTCTGCTAGAGTCTTTTCCGCTATCATGTCATGCTCTGCTATTGCTTTTAATCCTTCTTTAGCAATTTTCATAGCTTCGTATAATATCTCTAGCTCTTGATATATTTTATTCGTCTCGTTCATACTTTTCCTGCATTCTTTTAAAAGCTTTTGACATTGCAACCTTCTTTAAATACTCTGGATTATCTTCAGTTTGCATTTGTTCTTTCTGTTCTACTTGTATAGTAGGATTCTCCTTACTCATCCAGTTCATTAAAAACTTCTTAAAATCTTTCTTATAATTGCTAGACAACCATAACTTCGCTCTTTTACAAGCAAAGTCTACATCTATCGCAGGATATGCGCTTTTTAATTCATTATACCACTCGGATTCTGTGGTATTTAGGCTATCAAAAAAATTATCAAGCCTATCTTTATAAGGAAGTGCTTTAGCTTGGCTACGCTTGTCATTATTTTTAATATAACGCTCCTGCAACCAAGCAAACACTTTATCTCCGTCAGCTAGATACTGCTTTCCGTTCTTCTCTATCATAATCTTGATAGACATTAGAAGGGCATCTCTCCTTCTGCTTTAGCAGTTTGAGGTGCTGATTTAACTTGTGGTGCATCAGGGTCATACTTCTCCCAGCTCTTTGGAAATAACTTATTCCCAACTTTTGTTTGACCAAATGGCAACTTCCAACCTTTATTATCCTTATCTCTGATTTCGTAAAAGTCATTACCATCATGCTCTCTCACGCTATAAGCTAGATTTGTTCCCTTTGTTACAGGGTTTATTTCTTGACAAAAGACTTCCTCAAACATAGCAAGCTGCTTAAATATCTCTTTAACATCTCCCTCTGCTTCTAAACAAAGCCTTTTATTTGGTGACCAGTATTTCACTTTCATTTGTTTTCTCCTTTACTAGTTGTAAATTACTTGCTTTTCTATTAAAATTATCAATTATCTTTATTAATCTATGGTTGGCGTCAAAAGCGAAATAAGGTCGTTGAGACTTATCAAACCATTTTTCAGATTCACTATTAGAATATGCTGTGGTATTTATATTAAAATTGACCTTTCTATCTTGCACGTATTCCATGATGGCTACAATATAAAAATTAGCTACATAGTTTAAACTTTCTCTATTTATGATTGTATACCTTTTTATAAATAAATTAAATATATCAAGTATTTCATTTGATGTATGTAAATCTAGAAGTCCATACATAACGTTTCGTGTATCTTGATAATCCTCATCATCCTTTAATGTCTGCTTATCTATATTTGTTTGTGCTTTTTGTAAAAAATCCTCTACATAATTTTCATTTTCCTGTGGGGTGAATCGCTCTGCAAACATATCTCCTAAATTCATTGCGCTCTTCCTTTATATTTTTTCTATAATAATTTTATTATTTTCTACTTTTATATTGACTTGTTCTGACATTTTCCAACCTAATA